CAGGATCTGAACTTTGAGCTACTGGTAAAGTGACATAACCTAAATCACTACCAGACAAAAGTGGAGTTGGATTGACCGACACAATAAAGGTCTTCATTTCCTCCTCAACTTTAATAAGATGTTCACAATGATCTGTCATTACTTTTGATTTAAATCTATTCAATTTATTACAACACGTTTCACACGTGCCAAAAGTAATATCAGGTGAACATTTTTTGCGATGTCTACGCTTCATAAATGCTTTCATAGCACAGTAGCGTTCGAACCTTTCAAGACTCAGTTCTTTTAAATATTGTTTAAATTGATAATCTTTATAACCCATGATGCTTTTAGCCTCTGGCTCATTTATTTAAACTTACATTCTATTTTAGAGACATCACGGTCTTCTACTACTAGGGGTAGCGTCCCTTATTCAATGTATTGTTTGTACAAATCCTCATAAGATGGTATCACTCCATCTTTGAGAAACATTTTGAGATTGTACTTCTCAATCATCTTATTCAAGAAAATATTTCGTTCATCAAAAATTTCCTTACCGTACTGAAAATATTCGAAATTCGCACTTCGAATAATATCAGCCATTTGTTCTTGGAAGGTTGTTGAACGTGATTTTGTGCATACGTGTAGCATTTTAATAATTGACTCTTCTGCTAACGGGCACGCAATTACGTCTGAGTGATTAGTGCCAAAAACAAATTTTCTTTTAAGAAAATCAGCATTCTTAATATTAATAAAAGGTACTGATTCACTTTCTTTATCCGCCATAGTATACGTCAAACCATGCATTGCAAGCTCATTGGCAATTGCAGTATGGTTAAAAGCATCTACTTTTGACGACATAATGTTATCATCTCCATATGTTAAAATACTAACATAATCTTGGAAATGATCCCATTTTATTTCATCTTGAAATCCTTCTTTTCTAGCAATATTCAAACATGCAATCATAATATATAAACAATTTACAATTCCATTTAAAATAGTAGTTAAAGGATTTCCTGATGGATTATTACCTTGCAATTCTATAAGTGTTCCAAACACATTACAGGTTGAAAAGCAAATATCAGTAGCTAACCCACGCATAATTAAAATATCATGCGCTGACCAACCATATTCCTGAGCGATTTTAAAAAGGATTTCAAAAGCTTCCCATAAAACTTCTGCGGGTTGTTTCTTA